ACTTTATCACCTGCACTGATCCAAGTAAGCTTTGGATAGGAGAAATGATACGCGAGGGTGAGAGTAGATATGTTAATTGGAAAAAGAGAACTCAATCTCTATCATATGTTTTCAAAGAAGAAGTAGAATCTATCTTTGCAGATAAAGATATTGATTCAGTATTCTCAACTAAGAAGGGTCATCCACTAATTCTTAAAAAGTATTTGAGTGGTCAAACCTCTATTGAAACTATGGTAATCTTGGATCAGATACTTGGCTATCGAAAAGAATTCGATAATCTTATTCAAGACCCAGTGTGGGAAACCGTCAGTATGAGAATAAAAAAATATTCTCCATTCCTACATATAGATGTATTTCGTTATAAAAAAGTTCTTAAAGAGATTGTTTTAGGAGAGAAATGAGTTTCTTTGATTCAGAAGTAGTCCGTGCTGAGATGGCAGAAATTAGTGAACTACAAGAAAACGTTTACCAAAATGTTTTCAAGTTCCCCACAATGTCAAGAGAAGAAAAACTTTCTCATGTTGATATGTTAGAGAAACTTCTTGATAAACAAAAAGTTCTTTATACTCGTCTGAGTTTATCCGACGATCCTGAAGCAAAACAAATGAAAGAACGTATAACTGAATCTGCTGTTATGATGGGCATGTCTGAAAACATAGACATGGGAACCATCCTTAATAATATGTCGAAAATGCTTGAAGTAATGAAAGAGCAGATTGACAAGACTGGTTCTGACCAGTAGAATAACGAAGTACACAAAGGCCAAATCCGTACAAAATCCGAGGTAATCTAATGTCTTTTGCAAATCTTAAGAAGCAATCTTCTCTTGGTTCACTGACTTCCAAACTGGTAAAGGAAGTTGAGAAGATGAGTAATACTAGTAGCGGTGGTGATGACCGTCTCTGGAAACCCGAAATGGACAAGACTGGTAATGGTTATGCCGTCATCCGTTTCCTGCCTGCACCTGAGGGAGAAGAACTTCCCTGGGCAAAGATGTACTCCCATGCCTTCCAAGGTCCTGGTGGTTGGTACATTGAGAACTCTCTGACTACGATTGGTCAGAAGGATCCTCTTGGCGAATACAATCGTGAACTGTGGAACAGTGGTAGCGATGCAGACAAGGACACTGTTCGTAAGCAGAAGCGTAAACTGTCTTACTATAGCAACATCTATGTTGTAAAAGATGCTGCTAATCCTCAGAACGAAGGTCGTGTCTTCCTGTTTAAGTATGGTAAGAAGATCTTCGATAAGATCATGGAAGCAATGCAACCTGAGTTTGAAGATGAAACCCCCATCAATCCTTTTGATTTCTGGCAGGGTGCTAACTTCAAACTGAAGATCGTCAAGAAGGATGGTTATTGGAACTATGATAAGTCAGAGTTTGACCGCGTTGATCCTCTGCTGGATGACGACGATGCTCTGGAAGCAGTCTGGAAGAAGCAATATTCTCTGACTGCACTGACTGCTCCCGATCAGTTCAAGACCTATGAACAACTGGAAGCACGTCTGAAAATGGTTTTGGGTCAGAAGTCTTCACGTCCTCGCTATGATGAAGAGACTGCTGATGAGGATAATGACCGTGGTTCTTATTCTCCTGACTTCTCTTCCCGCTCACAGAAGTCTGAACTTCCTGAAGAACTGAGTGCTCAACTCAACTCTCTGAGTTCCTCCAAGTCTGATGAAGATGAAGATGATGCTCTGTCCTACTTCCAGCGTCTTGCTGAAGAGTGATCAAGTATAAAGTCTGATATTATCAGCACGTTTCAGGGTTCCGCTCACATACTGGGTGGAACCTTTTTCATATGTCATTATTTCTTCAAGATCATCCTTAACTACATTAAGGTATCTTGGTTTTAATACGAAAATAGTTCTCTTATTGGTTTCCAAGTTCTCTTCATACTCATAGTTTGTAACAGGAACTACAATGTCTGTTTTGATTGTATATCCATCAATTTCAGAATCATAGAAAGTTAAAGTATAATCTGAATCAACTTGAAGACCTGCTGGTAAAACAACTACACCTAAACTATTCTTAACTTCTAACGTTTCGTAGTGATGAACTCCATTATAGAGAGTATCGTAATCTCCATACTTATCTAACACATACTCATCAAATACTTCTTGAGTCATAGGCCACTCACTCTGAACGTTCAGAATATTATTACAGATAAGAACAACCCAATCTAAATCAGAATCACCATAAATTTTAAATGCTACATTATCTGGTCTATCACTTCCTTTGATATTATATTTGGTAAAGAATGATAGGTTTTGGAAAATATCTTCTCTGAGTTTTCCTCTCTTGAAAAGATTTTTTACCTTAGAGTATTCACCAATGATAGCATCTTTGGATCTGCTTACATATTCTAGATCTGGAACCTGGCGGAAGTAGTTAGACATTTTAGTATCCTATTTCGGTATCTTCATTATTATCAAGTTCTGTATAATCACTATTAAAGACTGGTTCAAGTTCTTGGAAAGTCATAGAAATCTGATATGAAGTCATCACACCATCTTCAAAGGTTGCATAGTTTCCATCTGGAGTATAATCAACAGTAAATCCTGTTAAAGCACACTCTTTTATTTTACCTATGTATGGATGCTCCTTATCATTCCTTAATTTGTATTGAATTTTAAATGTGTGAGGAGATTTGAGAAATAAGTTGGAAGGAGTAGTGATAGGAGACATTCCTTGTTTAAAGAATCTAATAATCCTAATCACTTCTTTTGCTTCATCACTATTTCTTGGCGATAGTTTAAAGGTAAAGTTGAATGGTCTTAAAGTTGGAGCCTGGAACAGAAGTTCCATATTTGGATTGATGATTGCTCCAGTTGTTCTTGTTAATAATTGAGCACCTGTTCCAGTTGCCGCCCCAGCAAATGCAGCAGCAATAGCAGTTTTAATATCTTCTCTTCCCGCAGAAACTGACTCAGCAATTGCTCCTGCTGCATCCGTTGCTCCTTTACTGCCTTCAGAAATAAATCCTAATGCTAAGGCTGAAGTAGCTGCTTCAAGGGGGTTCATTTTTTCTGATCCCCAACTAACAGCATTAGTATCGGTAATGCCCCCAGGAACTGGAAGAATAACACTTCCTATTATATTCTCACTAGATACAGATCTTCTTGCTGCAAATCCAACTCCACTAAATTTCTTTGGTTCATATTTAACCATATTGAATTTGATTATATCCTGCTTTGATTGTCCGATATCTGAAGGATAAATCAAATTTTTGGGGAAATCATTCCTTGTTTTATCTGGTGCTGGTGGTTCTGTCTGAGCTGCTGGTTGTGAGTTGTCTCCAGTTTCTTCTTCCTTATCTGCTTTATTACCAGAACCACCACCTAAAATCTCTTGATTTTTTTTACCAGCATCAGTTACACGTCCAGCAGCAGCATCTGCTTCATTCTTACGAACTTCCTTTCCAGCATCATTAACTTGTTGTTTTATTGAACTACGTAATTGAGAGTTTGGGTCGTTAAGTGCTCTTTTTTCTGCCTCTCTTGCATTTGATGAGATTGAGCTTTTTGTTACTTTTCCTTCACTATTGACCTGTAGTTCTTGAACTTTTACCGCATTATTTCCTTTAGGGTCTGTTCTAAATGTTTCTCTTTTAAGGCTACCATCACCGAGAGTGGTAACCTCTGTTTTATAATAGTCCTTTCTTTTATTGCGCCCAGTACCTGAAGTAACTACACTTACGCCGCTAGTTGCCGATGCCATTAGATACGGTGTTTTTTATTTATTTAGACGGAACTTTCCATACTGTAATGATAACAACTCATCAAGTTCATTATATTTGACGACATGAAGTTTTCCTACAACTTCTTCCCAGGTATATTGTCTTCCTTCTCTCCAATGAAAGTTGATACCTTTAAATCCCCATCTCTCTAATGATGTGCAAGCAATCAAAGGGTGTTGGTCATATTCAATGTCAGGAGTTTTTGGACTGTATAAAAATGTATAAAACTTCCCTGGTTCTGGATACAATACTTCTTCCGTAAAGATTTCCATAATCATCATCATTATTTCTTCTGAGTCTTTAGTTCCAGTTTGTTCAACTCTTTTCAGAAGTTCTTTTGTTCTTGCTGTTCCTGTTCCTACGTATTGACCAAAACCTTCTGCCATTATGTGAATAACTCCTCTTCTGTGATGATTTTAAATTCTATTCTTCTATCATCACAAAACTCTTTTGCTGCCTTCCACTTTGCTTGATTTACAGCATAAGTTTTACATTCATAGAGATATGATTTTGTTTGTCTCTTTGGTTGTTTAGGTGGTCTTGTTTGTTTCTTTGGTTTGACTTCAATCACATATGTTTTAACTTGACCAGAACTTTCTTTTACTTTTACAATAAAGTCAGGAAAGTATTTGTGAACACGATTATCAACAGGAGAAATATATGGTATGTAAAACTCTTCACTACCCCACTCTAATATATTCTCATTCAAATCACACCAACGACAGAAATGACGTTCCCAACTACTTCGGCAGATAATATTATTTGGATTGCCTTTATATTTCTGGGGATATGATGGTTTGTAGATACTCTTATTACTTTCCGCCATACATAATATATAAGGTCAAATAGTATTTATAAATGCCCACTCCAAAAAGAGTTTCACAAATTAAGTCACAGTTATTAAGACCTGCTTTAACCTCTCACTTTGAAGTGCAAATCCCAATTCCATCAGACCTTAGAGGTCAGTTGGGAACTCAACAAGATACACTTAACTTATCTTGTTGTGAAGCAACACTTCCTGGGTCAAGTTTAGCAACTCTTGAAACTAATAATGATTATACTGGAGTGACGGAGAAGCACGCATATAGAAGAATGTTTGATGGTCAGATTGACTTTACGTTTTATGTTGATGCTGTAAATTATCTACCAATCAAGTTTTTTGAGAGTTGGATTAGATATGCGATGAATGAAAATACTAATGAAGCAAGAGCAAAGAACTATAATTATAGAGTAAAATATCCAGATAGTTATATTACAGACCAAGGATTAATAGTTAGAAAATTTGAAAGAGATTATAGGTCACAACTTACATATGAGTTTATAAGAAGCTTTCCATTAAGTATTTCTTCAATGCCAGTTTCCTATGAGGCATCATCTCTGCTAAAATGTACTGTAACGATGAATTATATTCGTTATATTATTAATGAAATTTCTGGTGCTCAAACATCACAACCAAATACAAATCCAATTCTTTCTCCAATTGAGCAAGCACAATTTAATAATGTTCCAGATTATTTCTTAAATCCCGAATTTGGAGTTTCTACTACCACTGGTGGTGTCTCATCTGAAGTAGCAAGAGCATCTGGAAATACTATTGATAGAAGAGTTGAAGCAGGACTACCTTACGTTGGTAGAAATGTTGGACCAGGGGAAAGGTTTGCTGGTATCTAATAAATAATCACAACTGAAAAAATCTATAGGACATTATGCCTTTACCAAAGATTGCTACGCCAACTTATGAACTTGAGTTGCCATCAACAGGAGAAACAATTCAATACAGACCTTTCCTTGTAAAAGAAGAAAAGGTATTAGTCATCGCTCTAGAAAGTGAGGATACAAAACAGATTACGACTGCTATTAAATCTGTTATTAAAAATTGTGTCTTAACAAGAGGTATTAAAGTAGAAGCACTTCCAACATTTGATATTGAATATTTGTTCCTCAATATTCGTGGTAAATCCGTTGGAGAAGATTTGGATGTTAATATTATTTGTCCAGATGATGGTGAAACAGAAGTCACTGTAAATATTAATCTTGATGATATCCAAGTTCAAAAGAAAGACGACCACACCAATAGAATTAAATTAGATGATACTCTGATGATGGAAATGAAGTATCCTTCATTAGAGCAGTTCATCAAAAACAATTTTGATTTTAGTGATAAGAATGCTATGGACCAATCATTTGATTTGATTGCTTCTTGTGTTGATAAAATTTATAATGAAGATGAGGTTTGGTCTGCTGCTGATGTAACTAAAAAAGAACTTAATGAGTTCTTGGAATCAATGAACTCTTCACAGTTCAAAGATATTGAAAAGTTCTTTGAGACGATGCCTAAACTTTCTCACGTAATCAAAGTTAAAAATCCTAATACAAAAGTTGAGAGTGAAGTCGTATTGGAGGGACTGGCAAGTTTTTTCGCGTAGCCCTGATCCATATGGATCTTGAGAACTATTTTAGACTCAACTTTGCCTTGATGCAGTATCATAAATATTCTTTGACAGAGATTGAAAACATGATGCCTTGGGAACGAGACATTTATGTTGCCCTACTACAACAGCATCTTGAGGAAGAAGAGTTAAAACAAAAACAACAAAATGCCTTCAAATAAATTGCTCTCTCCCTCTAAGTTTTTCGGAGAGGAAAGATATCAAAAATATCTTGATGAGATAACTTCTCAGGGGACGATAGAGGGTGAGCAATTAACATCAGAAGAAAGAAAAGAAGCATTTAAGAAGAGAGGGGATAAAATAAGTTTTGAGACTTTTGTTGATAAAATCTTAGCAAGAAAAAGAGGAGCAGAAATATCTGGAGGTCCAACAGCACTTCCAGGTAAAGGCGGGGCAATTATTAAGAGAGTTAATATACCAACTCAAGATTTTGCTAAGTCTCCTGTATCAGAAAAGACGCAAGAAAATCTTGATGATATAATGAAAGGTATTGACTCAATACTTGAGACATTAAGGGCAGACCAGAAAGTAAAAGAAGATACTCAAAAATTTGAGAAGAAGCAAAAAGAAAAAGCAAAGAGAGAAAAGAAAGAAGAAAAGTTAGAATCAAAAGCATTCAAAGGACTTGGAAAAACAATAAACAAAATAATCAAACCAGTCAAGAGTTTGTTTGAAAAACTTTTTGATTTTTTGAAGACGGTTCTTTTGGGAAGAGTTCTTGTTAAACTTGTTGATTGGTATACCGATGAAAAGAATAAAGGAAAAGTAGATGCGATAGGTAGATTTTTAAAAGATACTTGGCCTGCTCTCGCTGTTGGTGTTCTTGCTTTTGGAACTGGAATTGGTAGGTTGATTACCAGACTTACTTTTATGATTGGTAAGTGGACATTTAAGTTAGTAAGATTTGTTATACCAAAACTTGTTAGTTTTATTGCTAAACATCCATTTGCTACTGCTGCTATTGCTGCTGGAGTTGGAGCATATGCTGCCTCTCAATTAAATGAAGCAAACAGAGAGAAAGAAAATGAGCAAGATGATACTTCAACAATAACACCTGCTGAAACTAAAGCAACTGGTAAAACTCCTGGACCAGCACAACTCCAAAGAGAACAAGTTCTCCAAAGAGGAATGGGTGGAATGTTTGCTGGTGGTGGTCAAGTCCCTGGTTCTGGAAACAGAGATACTGTACCGGCAATGCTCACTCCTGGTGAGTTTGTAATGAGTAAAGGTGCTGTTAATGCTTTTGGTGTTGATACTTTAGCATCGATGAATGCTGCTGGTGGTGGAACAAACAAACCAAAATATTTTAATGGTTCTATGTTTGCTCAAGGTGGTGGTTATGTAGAAAAGAAAGAAGGACTATCACCAAAACTTAAAAAAGAAATGAAAGAAAGGTCTGGTGATGAAAAAGTTTCTGGTGGTGGAGGTAGAAAATGGTGGGACTTCTTGGGATGGGCAGGAACTGATAAGAAAAAAGAAGAAACATCTACTAAAGGTGTTAAAGGTGGAACTGGATTAACTGATATTCAAAAGCAAGCACTTGGTATTCTTGCCAAGTATGAGTCCGGTGCTGCTGGATATAATGCTGTTAATCAAATTGGAACTGCTGGTGGAAGAGGAGTTAAAGGTTTCTCTGGAGATATTCGTAAGATGTCTCAACATAAAGGCAGACCATTAACTGATTTTACTATTGCTGAAATCAAAGCACTTCAGTTTGATGATAAGTCAATGTCTGATGACCAGTGGATTAAAGCAGGAAAACTTCATGCTGTTGGTAAGTATCAATTCATTGGTAATACTCTCCCTGGTGTAGCAAAAAGAGCAGGAATACCAGACAACGCTAAGTTTAGTGAAGGTGCTCAAGATTTGATGGCACTTCAGTTAATGAAAGAACGTGGTATATCTCCTTGGGTTGGTCCAAGTGATAAAGCAACTGCTGCTGAAAGAGCAATCATCGCACAAGCAAGAGGACAAGACATTAAGTTTGATCCATCAATGCCGACAGGATCTATGATTGCTGCAGCACCTTCAATGCAACCTGGAGGAGGATCAACACCATCAGCACCCTCAGCACCACCGACACCAAAGACTTCTCTTGCTAACTTACAAAAAGCAATTGACTTCAAACCAGCAAAATCTGCTCCAAGCATTGGACTTCCAGTTCAAAGAATGAATGCCAATATTGATGCATTAAGAGCAGCAATAGATGGAGCATCTGCACCACAAACATCTAGCACTTCCAAAGCACTTAACAATGAAATTCCAAATATCAGTGCTGCGATTATGCAATCTCCAAGTAAAGTCAAAACTCTTGGAGTTATGGGGTAATAAACTATGGCAGTTAATACTCAAAAATTATTACCACCACCAAAAGGTTCTTCTATTGTAAGAGCAAAGACAACAAAGATTAGTGCTGAAAAAATTTCTATAGGAAGAGATACATCATCATCAGAAAAATTCAACACTATAAAAACGAAACTTATTGATATCAATAAAGTTCTTAAGGGAACTGTTGCTTTAGATAAAAAAGAACTTGATGATAAAAAGAAAAGTGAAGAAGTTGAAGGTAGGAAAGAAAAAGAAACAAAACTAGAAAAGAAACCAAAGGCACAAAAAGGTAAAAAGAAATCATTACAACTACCTAAAATTGGGTTCTTTGATAAGATAAAGAATTTTATTTCCAATGTTCTTCTTGGATTTTTTGCTGTTAGAATGGTAGATTTTCTACCACAACTTTTACAATTAGTTCCAAAGGTTGCTGCGGCATTGGAATGGCTTGCGGACTTTACTATTGGATTTCTTGATGGAGTAGGAAGTTTTCTTGAGTGGGGATATAAGTTATATGATGGTTCTAGAGATTGGGTTGGTAAAAATTTAGGTGAGGATGCTTTAAAGAAGTTTGATGAGTTTTCTGGTCTTCTAAACAAAGCATTTAATCTTGCACTAATCGCTACTACATTTGCGATTGGTGGTAGGGGTCTGGGTAAAAAACCTGGACTACCTGGAAAACCTGGTCCAGGAATAAGACCAACAACTCCTCTAGCACCAGGAACAAAACTAACAGGACCAAGAGGCAATGCTAGAAAAATTCAACTGAAGCATGGACATGCTGCAAGAGGAATATATGAAAATAGTTATGAGAATGCTATTAAATCTGGTAAGACTGCAAAGCAAGCAGCAGTAAGAGCAAATGCTGACGTAGAAAAAGCAATCAGAAAAGGAAGAATAGTATCCAAACCACAAACAGGAACTCTTGCTGGAACTGATAAGGGAAGTAAGATAATGGGTAGGGGACTTAAAAAAGTTCCTGGCAGAGTTGCTACAAAAATTCTTGGTAAAGCAGGATTGAAAGTGGTAAAAGGTGTGTTTGGAAAAATCCCTATCATGGGACCAATCATCATTGCCGTTGCTTCATTATTAAGTGGAGAACCAGTAGGACAAGCACTCTTTAAAGGTCTTGGTGCTGCCCTTGGTGGATTACTTGGAACCTTTATACCAATACCTGTAATTGGAACTTTACTTGGTGAAACTATCGGTGTCTTTGTTGGCGACCTTTTATTTGAACTGATACGTCCTGGTGGTGGGCCTGCTAAAGCGGGAGAGAAATTTGTTAATGCAATGAAATCTATTTTTGAAACTGCTGGAGCAGTCTTTGATTATTTGAAGGGGTCGTTTAATAGATTTATTAAGTCTGTTCCAAAACAAAAAGTGTTTGGTAAAGAAACTCCAATACCTGATATTATGTGGATGATTAATCCTTTGAATATTTTACAGAAGATAGACCTTTTAAGAAAAGCATTCTTCCCGCCAAAGGAGGGTGCTAAAGATGAACCATTTGATTTTGGTAAGATGTTCTTTGGAGCAACTGCAGGAGATGCATTGCCCCCTTCAACTTCATTTGCTGGAGTAGAGCAACCAAAATCAACAAAACCCTATGCTCCTTCAACTTCATTTGCTGGAGTAAGTAGAGGACAAAATGAAGGGTCTAAACTTGCTGGAGAGGCAGGTAGATATGTTCAATCTAAATTATCAAGCCCAAGAGATTATCAAGCAATCACTGAACATCCAGAGTTTGGTGGAATAAGAGGAGGACACGCAAAGAATTCTTATCATTATTCTGGAAGAGCATTAGATATTGGAGCATATACTTATGAACAGGGCCCAATTGTTGCTGCTCTAAAGGAATTTAACCAGAAGAGAGGAGTTGGATTTGCTGAACTCATTACTGGTGCTGATGATCCCTCTG